AGGTATGCGCGACGACATCACGCTCTACTTCACGCAGCTAAAAAATAACGCCATCAGCACTTTCAACGAGATCATACGTTTGTATAACATCGTCGCGCCATTCATGGGCTTGGTGCCAATAAATGCAGGGCTTGGCATGCGAGGTGCCAGCGCATCATCTGCCACCACGACCAACATCAACCTGACGGCGAACTACGGGTATCAGAGCGAACGCAGCCTGCGCGACGACGTGCAGACCTTGCAAATGCTCTACGGAGGCGCGTGATGCAGAACGGCCATACATTCGAAATCATCCGAGGCACGCAGACGGTAGACATCAGCGACCTGGTGAACTACGGCCTCGTGGAGTTCGACGGCTTCGGGATGCCTCCGGTGCGCCGGCTCGTGCAGCGTGGGCCGATGCAGAACGGGGATACGGACGTCGGGTATCGCCTCGATCCTCGCATCATGCGGCTGAGCGTTCTGGCGTACGCTGGATCGGAGCAAGGCATCATCGACAAGCGCGCGGCGCTGCTCGGGCTGATGCGTCCGAGCGATAGCGCGCTCATTCTGCGATGGTCATATGGTGGTGTGTCGAAACAGATCGACGTGCACTACAACGGCGGGATGTCGCTGCCATCGACCGACTGGAGGCTCGGCCATCATCGCGCGGTGTTTGAGCTTCGCGCGTCAGATCCGACGTGGTATGACACATACGCGTCCGAGTTCGCATTCGCACAGGGAGCAGGCGGTAGTGGATTCGCATTTAATCTTTCTGTGCCAATGACGTTCGGCGCTTCGTCGTTGAATGAGACAACGACGATTTCTCTTTCTGCAGAAAATGCATGGGTGACATTCCCGAAGGTGTACATTTACGGGCGCGTGACTTCGCCAGTGTTGACCAACCAGACGACCGGAGACAAATTGGATTTCACTGGATACGCGCTCAACGCCGGACAATACGTTGTTATTGATCTCGCCTATGGCACGAAGACAGTTCTGCGAGACGATGGCTCGAATCAGGTTTCGAAGCTGACTACAGACAGCGATCTGGCAACATGGGCGCTTCAGCCCGGCGACAATGTGATCGTGGCAACCGGCACTAATGCCGACAGCACAACGCGCGTTGTATTGTTCTACAACGCGCGTTATATCGGAGTGTGACATGACAGGTGTTTCTAGATTCTGGTCCACGAATGGCACGGGCGATGGCACGAGCGGCGGATACACGCAGGCGGACTTTGGACGCTATCTTGCTAGTTCGTTGATCACAAACACCGCGACTGAAGGCGTGCTGTTTGGGGTGCTCAACAACCTTGTTGTCTCAGCCTCTGGTGCTAATGCGACAATCGGTACAGGTGCCGCAGTCGTCTACGACAAGTTCTACTACAACTCATCGTCGTTCAATTTGGCGATTGACCCAGAACTGACAACGCGCACTGACGGCGTAGTGCTCCGATATGATCCAACCGCGCAAACAGTTCGCGCCGTCGTCAAAAAGAATGACGTGACTGTGACGCAGACGGCCGGCGGATCTGGCGTTTGGGAAATTCTCATTGCCACTGTGTCCGTCGTATCTGGCTCTGCGACAGGTGCTACAGACGCTCGAAGCTACTGCAAATCTCCTGCTGCATATGGATGGTTCCGAAGTGCTCTCACTCTCAGTAGCACTCTGACGGTGTCAAGCAACGCGACCGTGAACGGCGTGCTATCCTCCAGCAGCGCCAATGTCAACGGCGCGTTCGCAGCGAGCAGTGCGACGGTTAACGGCAACCTCAACGTCACGGGCACGACGACGATTGCCACGCTTTCAGGCACGGGGATCGTCGGCGCGACGAACCTCGCAACGGATTCCGTGACGACGGTGAAGATCGCGGCCAGCAATGTGACATCGGCGAAAATCGCGGATGGGGCGATTGTCGAGGCGAAGATTGCATCGGCGGCTGTCACGTCTGCGAAAATCGGCACGGGCGCAGTTCTCACGACGAACATTGGGGACTCGCAGGTGACGTCTGCGAAAATCGCCGATGCAAACGTCACAACGGCGAAACTCAACGCTAATGCTGTTGTCACCACGAGCATCACAGACCTCAACGTGACGACTGCGAAGATCGCAGCAAGCGCCGTCACGTCGGCGAAGATCGGCGCAAGCGCGGTGCAGACGGCAAACATCGCCGACTACGCGGTGGAATCGCTGAAAATTGACACCAGCGCGGTGACGACGGCGAAGATTGCGGATGTGAACGTCACCGAGGCGAAGATCGCCAGCAGCGCCGTCACCTCCGGGAAGATCGCAAGCGGCGCGGTGACGCTTGGCAAGCTCGCCACGAACAGCATTGATGAGGACAACATCAAGGCAGACGTCGTCACCGGCGCAAAGATCGGTGAATGGGCCGTGAAGTTCGGCGGGCGTCAGGGCGGCAACTCCGACAATTGGGCAACGCCGGGAACCTCCGAATACAAAAACCCCATCAGCGCAACGTATGGCAGCGAGGTGCTGATGTGCTCTGGATCAATCCAGATCAGCATTTCCGCTGCTGCAAGCGGGACGGCCAACGTGACGTTCTACGACAAGGACACGGGGTCGGCTCCGTTTGCGACCAACCCTATCATGGTCATTGCGAACAACGGCTCGCCAGACTACATCATTGACATTTCGGCCATCAGCACTTCCGGCGGCACTGTTCGCGCGACGCACAAGGCGGGCACATCGGCGACGACGACCGTTACCGTGTGGTGGATCGCCATCGGCACGACGACTATCTAAATCATGGGCGCAGAATACCAACTCCGCATCGTAGACACCGCAGGAGCTACGCAGGCGATCATCACCGATTACTTGCAGCTGGCCTACACGCGCGTCGTCAACGCTGCGGGGATGGTGTCATTTGATCTGCGGGCCGATCACCCGGCGATCTCCTACATCGTCCACAACAACCAGGTAGAGGTGTGGAGGCGCAACGAAACAATCGGCCTCGCATGGCGCAGGGAGATCGTCGGCATCATCCGCTCGCTGACGTGGACGACGTCGGATTCGACCATCGTGCGCGTGACGGCTCCCGGCGCAATGGCAATGCTGGGATGGAACATCGTAGCGTTTCGCGCGGGGACGGCCAACAGGTCGCTGTTCACGAATCTGAGCGCGCGGCGCGTGATGTCGCGCATCGTGCAATACAACTGCACGGCGACGGGAGCGACGTCTGCACGTCTGCGGCCTGCCACATCATCGGGGAAGATCAGCGGCCTCTACACGATCACGTTCGAGGCCGAGGTAACTGGCGGCAACACCATTGACTACGGATGCGCCTACGCCAACGTGCTACTGGCCTTGCAGGACGTGCAGAAGATCGCGGGGGGAGACTTCGACCTTGTGAAGACGGCCGGCGCGACGTTTGAGTACCGGTGGTATACCGGGCAGCTTGGCACGGACAAGACGGCGACGGTGCGGTTCAGCCTGGAGCTGGGCAACATGTCGGAGCCGGTGTTCACGGATGAGCGGCTCTCGGAGCGTACGGTGGCGATCGTCGGCGGACAGGGCGAGGATGCCGATCGCATGGTGGTAGTGGAGACGGGCGGAGGATACGTTGTGTCATCGCGCGCCTTTGAGATGTTCGTGAATGCCAGCAGCGACGAGACACGGCGCGCGCTTGTCGCTCGCGGGGATCAGGCGATTGATGACGCGCGCGCGAAGCCGCAGTTTTCGTTTGTGGCACTACAAGCGCCAAATGCGTACTACGGGGTGCACTATGATCTGGGAGACCTTGTGACGGGCGTGTATCGCGGCGTGTCCTACACCGAGAAGGTGGACAGTGTCGCGGTGCAGTTCGATTCGCAGGCAGGAGAGCAGATCGACGTGCAGATGAAGCAGGTGTAACGATGGTGACGGATGAGATGTTTGAGAAGCTCATGATGCGCCTGCTCGCTGCTGAGCGGCGCATAGCACGGCTGGAGCAAGAAGCGCGCACGGACACGACGCCGGCGTTCGTGCTGCACGTTGCTACGACTGGAACGGCGTGGACGGATGGTGGCTCAATCCGCGTCGGCAGCAAGGCGCAGACATACGGCACAGACCAATACGGTCAGCAGGTCTACAAGGCGGAGACGGCCGAAGTCTTCCGATGGGAGTAACGCATGGCAACAAATTTCCCGACCAGCATCGACAGCTACACGACGAAGGTAAACAACGTTGACACCATCGACGCGGCCAACGTGAACGACCTACAAGACGCGATGGTGCAGGTTGAGACGATCCTCGGAGCGAGCAGCAGGCGGCGCACATCATGGACGCCGACGCTGACGTTCGAGACCACCGCGCCCACAAGCATTACATATGCAGCAACGACCGGCGGATGGTATGCCAGATTCGGCTCGTTGATCTACATGACGGGGCGTGTTGATCTTGCAACCCTTAGCGGCGGCAGTGGTAACGTCAATATTTCGCTGCCCGTCAATTCGCAGACCGGTAACTTTGATCTGTCCACAATCACCATTTCCACGACAGGAAACTGGACGACCTTATATCCTGCGGTCGGACGCATCGCCGTTGTAGGAGGCGTCGCTGGCGTATTCCGTCTGTATTCTTACGCCGCTGCCACTGGCGTTACCGTACTGACCAACTCAAACACGACTAGCACATCTTCGGTGTTGTTCAGCGGGTTCTATTGGCACGCGTGAGGTGAGTTTCCACAGGACGGAGAACGGCGCGGGCGAGGTTCTGCGCGCGAACATGGGGAGGGGATTCTGGGTGCACGAGGTGGCCGTGCCGTGCACCGGGGAGTTCGCGCCGTCTCACGTGACGTACGACGGCTTCTCGGCCTTCAGCACGCGCTGGCCGTCCGGGATCGTTGCGCACGATGGGAGGTTCGAGTGCCCGATCGGGCGGACGGCCGTCGTGCGCGACTAGCGTTTCGTTTCGGTTGCGCGGCGCTGCTGTTCGCGCGCGAGAATCTCGTTCTGGCGCAGCATGATTTCTTCTCGGTCTCGGTCGCGCTTCGCTTTCTCTTCGGCGTCGAACTGCTGCCGACGGCGCAGGCGCTCCTCAGTGACCATGTTGTGCCACGTGCGGCGCTCGACCTCGGACTCCTTGCGCGAAAGTTCCTGAATGCAGTTGCCGTTGACGAGGCGATAGATGCGCAGGTGGCGATTGTTTTTCGAGCGGCCGAAGATCGCTTCGTAGAGACTGTGAAACCGCTCCACGATGAACGGCTTCCCGTTGCGTAGGTCAACGAGGCAGTGCGTGAGCGGCGGATCAATCATTTGCTGTAGCTTGTTTGTCACGGCACTCCTTGCAGTATTTCTTGTTGTGGTGTTTGACATCGACGGGCTCCCCGCACTGGCGGCAGGGCTTGGCGATGTCGTCGAACAGCTCGATCTTGTGCCAGTACGAGGCAAGCGCGGTTGAGTATCCGAGCCGGCGCGCTGCGAGGCTGGCGTTGTATCCGCATGCGACGTACATTTCGCGGATGAGCTTGCGCCGGCCGTCGTCCATCTTGTTCACGGCCTGCCTCCGGCGGCGTTTGGCTTCAGTGCGCTGATGATCACGCGGAGACTCTCGTTCTGCACGGTCGGCGCGTCCGCCAGGTAGACGTGTTCGCGGCTCGTGCCGATGAAGGCGTTGCCAGAGAACATGCGCAGCGAGTCGTGAAACCACCTTGCGTTGACCATCGTAACGCTGTCGTCCATGAGAGGGTTCACGCACAGCACGTGACGCGGAAATTCTTCGGTGCCGACCATCGCGCGAATGCTGACGGACTGCGGCGAGTAGCGCACGAGGAGAGGCGCCATCTCCTGCCCTTTGCTTTTCTGTCGCTCGACCATCGGCCAGTCTTTCATTGCCTTGCGGCAGTATGGCGCGTCAAACTCCGCAGCGTTGCGCGGCATGATCTGCTTCTCGTAGAGCCGCTTTACGCCGTCCCATCGTTCGTCCAGCTCCATCGCCTGCGATCCGTTGCGGTGCCGCGCATCCTCGCCGGGGAGTGGCGTTGTGTCGATGCGCAGCTTGCCGTCGATGAGCGACAGCGTGGCGGAGTCGGCCTTCGCAATTTCGGCCATCTGGTATTTCAGGTACTGGCCGCTGATTGAGATTGGCTCATGGTCGCCTGCGTCCACGCCTTCGACGCTGACGACGGCGCGGTAGCCATCTGTGCCGCCGACGTAGAGCGCGCTGCCGGAGACCCACATGCTGACGCACTTGAGGTTGGCGCGCGGCTCAACCTTCGGGACGATCGTCAGCGCGCGGGAGACCATCTCCTTGAAGCGCGTGTAGGTGAGCGTGCAGATGTTGGTGTTCATGCGACCACCTGCCATTCGTTGTATTCAAGGCCCGACTCCTGCGCGACGACCTGCGCAGTGGTAGGATTGTCGTACGCCGCGAAGATGTATTCGTAGCCGTGTTCTATTTCGGTGATGACGTAGGCGTAGGTGGGCGCGCCTTCCGACGTGCAGCGGAGCTTGCATTCGTATGCTCTCCAGTCGTTGCCTCGCATCTTCGTTTCGGCGTCAGCAAGCGCGACATTGAGGAAAAGCACGTGCTCCTTGATGCGATCGCCGTCGCTGACGAACCACGCGCGGCGAGATTTGATAATCGGATTCATGATGAGAGAAGCCCCGCATCACACGCGGGGCTGGTGGTCTAGCGAGTCGCTGCGGCGTAGACGATCATCCACACGACGCAGGCGAATGCGAGGACGACGAGGACGAGGGCGTCGATGAATTGCTTCATGGGAAGAGATAGAGCGGAACGTAGAACACGGCGAGCAGCCCGATGGGGATGAGGATCAACCCGAACAGCGCCTGCCGCATGAATTCGCTCATCGCGTCGACCTGCTGCTGGCGTCGGTATTCGCGCTCGTCGTAGTCGTCGTATCGTCGGTAGTCGTTTCGTCGGTTTCTCATGGCTAGATGAATTTGAGTGTGTTCTACCTGTTATCGATGCGATCGCGCAGCAGAATAAATAGTTTCGCAAGCTGATCTTCAAATGCGGTTCCTCTGAGATCAGACTGCATGTCTTCGATTGCTCTGACGTCTTCGTATGCGATATTCCCGCTCATCACGTCGCAAAAGATTTCAATCAGACGTTCGTATTTGCTTTGCCAATCAGCAGCGCTATGAAACCCTTTCAATCGTGAGGCCACCAATTCATTGGCAAGCCCCTTCTTCATAATCACTTTTTGCAGAGTCGTGCGTGGGACATTGAGTTCACGAGCAGTGGCTGCGATGTTCCCGCTATTGTTTGTAAGTGACTGCTTGATCTGTTCTTCGGTCATTGTGATTACTCCTTGTGAATGCTGCTTCTAGACGCTGTCGTAGTCATTGCCGTCCTTGCGCCACCAGCGTCCCCAGGTCTCGTCGCGGTTTGGCGGATCAATCGGGGCAGGTGGCGCGTCGTCTGGCACGCGGACGACGCGGTAGACGCCTTCCTCAGTGCGCAGGTGGGCGATCCGCGCATCGTCCCAGCCGTGGCAGACGCGGTAGAGATAGTTGACGCGAAGCTCCTGCGCACGGCCGGCGAGTAGATCGTTGATAGCGCGCGCGACCTGCGACGGCTTGTAGAGCGGCTTGTCGTTGATCCACGCCGCCGGTGTGCGCGATAGGCGCATGCCCGACACCAGGTATTTGGTGCTCTGCGGGATGATGTCGTGCTCGTACTCGCGAACGACGAATTCGCGCCATTCGCCGCCGCTGCGCGCATCGTCTCCGCACTTCACGATTGCGCCAAACGCCGTGCTCTTGGCAACGACGCGATTCCCGATGCAATTGACGCGCTCGACGGACACGCGCCATTCGTGCGGATGCGCTGTTTCTCGAATCGCCTCGAGTGCGCCGTGCCGATGCAAGTGAAACGAGGAGTGCGGCGTGATGCCCAGCGTGAGGTGTTCGGTGTAGTAGACGGTCTTCCAGTTGGTCATTGTGTTCTCCAGTGCCCGGCGTCGCACTCGCCGGGCGAATACGTGTGTTACGGCAGCGTCTTCTTCAGCTGCTCGGACGCCGCGCGGATGTTGGCGATGGCGTCCGTCTTCAGGGCAATGCGCGCTTCCTGCATCGCTTCGGCGATCGCCTGCGATGCGTCACCGATGACCTCGCCAGATTCGAGCACCGCCTTCGCGTGCAGGCCGAGGGCGCGAAGCTCTGCCTTCGCGGTCTCCACCGCGATGTTGGGCTGGATCGTCGGCGTAGTGCTCTTCGTAGGCGACGGCGCAGCGGGAGTCGGCGCAGCGATCACGACGGGCGCGGAAGCCGGCTCGTTCTGCGCCTGCTGCATCTCGTCGTCGGTGTAGACGCCGCTCAGCTCGGCAGGAAAGGCGCGGCGCAGCGCGAGAGCTTCGGCGCACTTCGCCAGCATCAGCCTCGGCATTTTCGCCCACATCGCCGTAGGCTGGCCGTCTTTGTTGGTCTGGGCATATTCCTCCCAGAAGGCGACGGCGGACACCTCGTGCCAAGCCCCGCCTGCGAGCTTGAGCACGTAGGCCGTGGCGCTGGTCACGCGGCCGTGTGCGTCGTATTCGTAGGTCGGCGCTTTGCCGGGGCAGTAGCGGCCGGTGCGCTCGGCGACGAGGCGATAGCCATCGATGCCGACCACGATCGTCATGGCGTCGCCCCACTCGCCGTTGGGGAGCTTAGCGCGGCGCTTGACGCAGTGGATTTGGCGCGACAGCGGGTCGAGGCCGAGCTTCTGCGCCATTGCGACGAACATTTTCAGCTCGACGTCCGATGCGCCGCGCGCAATCACATCCTTGATCACGGACATTTCGTCGCGCGAGAATTCGCGGGGCTGGGGGATTACTGCGAGGTTCGTGTTGTCCATTGTGTTTCTTCCCTTATTAATGTTCTTACTTAGTAGTCGTTCATCACATCGTTGAACGCATCTGCGATTTCGTCCCAGTCAACATTGCTGTTCGCACCCACGTTGACATCATCGGGAGTCTTGCCGAATTCAAACAGTTTGTTGCAGAATTGCTTCGCTGCATCAGCGCAAAACTTGCTGCCGATGCAATTGAGGAATCTGCATTCCCTGACCAACCTGTTGTGCATCAATTCATCATTCATCACCCAAAGGTTGATGTTCCACGTATCGTAATTTCTCCAGCCATTGTAATTGTCAGTTCCCATTTGTTTGTTAATCCACTTGGTCTCATCAGTGCTGGCATCACCAGCAAACAGGTGCATTGATGCGCGCACCTGTTTCGACCTACTATTTGTTCAGTGCAGTATTGATCGCGCGGTTTGCGAGAGCCATGGCATACGCAGCGCGTGTCGCTTTCTTAGTCATGCTGATCATGCCATACATCTTCTCCAATTCATTCTCGCTGATGGATTCGAAATACTTGAAATCGTTGATATCGTAGAGAACCGTATCCTTGTCGCTGCACACGAATGGCAGGAGCCGATGAGAGAAGTTGCCGAACAATTTGATGCTAGTGCGCTTGATGGAGTTAGCCATTTTTTCTCCTACTTCTGATGCGTTTTGATCAACTTCATCACTTTTGCGGCGGCGATTGCTGCGCGCACCGGTTTGCGTGATCCGTTGTCCATAGCTTCCCACTTGGCCGCTTCGAGTTCCTCCCAAGTCATTTCCAGAGCTTTCTCATACATCGCGCGGTCCACCGGAACGTAGGTGTATTTGATCGCATAGGGATGCATGCAGATGTCGAATTCATAACCGAACTGGGCCATGGGCAGGTTGATGATTTTCTTGTTGTTGTTCATTTTGTGATCCTTGTTTTCGCTCTACTCACTGACATATGAATATTACACCAATTATTCGTTCATGTAAAGCGTTTTTTCGCGCAGTTTAAGCGCAGTTTTTTAAAAAAACAGCAAATGTCATCGTTTTCTACAACCCTTCCTCTTGATCTGCCATCAATGCAAGGGCTCCGTCCGCCAGGTTGGCGGCCTCTGCGAGTAATGTAGTGATGCGTTTCTCGCTACCCATCCACTCGTCGTATCCGATGACGTCGTCGTCGAATTCGCGCCACAATCGCAGCGACATCAGTTCAGCGGTTGCCTTCGCTTCGGCGTGGTAGTTGTGCACCGTCTGCGGGCTGGTGCTCGACCCGATGCGTTCGGCCGCGTCGATGTAGGCCGCGCGCATGTCGGAGATGATCTGTTCGAGGGTTCGTTCGGTCATTTTGTGTTCTTCCTTACTAAACTAACGTGAGACGATAGTATCCCATCTACTCGCCGGTGTCAATACCCGACGAGCAGTGCGATGCTGGCAAAGCAGACGATGCAGGCCGCGACGATGAGCACGACGTGGGTGACTACTTCGCGCGTGGTCATGTCAGCGGCCCTCCGCGGCGATGGTCGCGCGATGGCGGATGTAGCTGCGCTCCGCTTCGGCGTCGGCAGCGCCGGTGACGGCCATCACGAGGATGCAGGCGGCCACGACGAGCAGGCCGAGGATAAGTTCGGTGATGCGGTTCACGCTTGCACCTCCGCTTCCAGCGCGGCATTCGCGCGCGCGTAAACCTTCAGCTCCGCCTTGAGCACCGCGTGCAAACGCGCGTGCGTGTCGTCGCTGATGCGTTTGTCCTGGTCGATGCGATTCGCCATCCCGATAGCAATGAGCGATGTTTCGGCAGGCGACACGCGCGGATCAAAGAGCGGATCGTGGTGCGTGAAATCTTCTTCCAGCGCGCGGCGCGTGAGCCGTGCGGCGCGGCGTTCAATCGACATCGTGCGACGAGCGTGCTGCACCTCGTTGATGATCGTGCGGCGCAGGTCCTCGTCGGCCTTCGACAATTCGATCTCGCGCTCCGCGGCGATCTCTGCAAGGATGCGTTCGCAGATCAGATGAGGATAGTTCGTGTTCGGTTCGTAGTTCATGTGTCTCCTGTCAGCTGAGGAATTCGATCGGCGAGGATTCATTCGGATTCGCAACACGTCGTGCTCCCACTTTCGCGGCGATCGCATGTTCCCATGCGATGCGCTTCGCACGGTAGGCATCGCTCTCCGGGGCGTACCCGTAAAGTTCTGCCGCGATTTCAGCAGCAGCGAACGCGGCGCGGATGCGCCTGTGCTTGTGGGTGGCATCGTCCCGCGCTTCGACCATCTCGGCGCGGCACATGCCAAGCGCCTGCATGTATGTCTCACGATCAACGATGACATCTCCGTCTTTGTTCGCCCAGTAGCGCATGCCGTCTGCGTATTGCTTGAATTTGTAAAGCTCGATTGCCAACGTCTTGAGTCCTTTCTTCATGATTACATCTCCTCTTTGGTCAGCGTCAGCGCGTCGATGCGCTCGAGAGCGCCGACGGCGTAGACGTCGTTCTGCTGCGCGAACCATTCGTTGTCGCGGTTGAACGTGTTCTGTGCGGCCGCGGCGAAATCCTGCGCGTGCCAGACGATGCGGTTGCCGGTGCAATTCACGCGCTTGGCCGCGCGGTGCAAGGCAGTGACTTCGTTGGCGAACGATTCCCAGTCGTTGGCGCGGGCGTGCGCAGCGACGTTGTGGGCAAGCTGCTTGACGCGGGCGAGTCTCTTTTCGTTGGTCGTCATGTGTCTCCTATTTAGTTCAGGAATTCGCTCACTGGGATTCGGGTGGTCTTTGTGGTCTTGGCCATTTTTGCGCTCCATTTATCAATCTCTTGATAATGTATATAGTAGCACGGTATTTCGCCCTGTAAAGTGGCCTCCAGCACGAATCTTCGCCAATTAGCCAGCTGATAGCGATCATTTTTTTAGTGTAAAATCAATTTCATGGCAAAGACACCTTCCCCGCCCAGAACTCATAACCAGCTCGGTGAATTGATTCGCTCTCAGCGAGAATCGGCAAAAATGACCCGAATGCAGTTTGCCGCTAATACCGGCATACATGTAGTCACGCTGACGAAAATAGAATTAGGGAATCACGACCCGTCTTTGTGGGCACTATCGCGCATGATCGACATGCTGAATCTCGACCCCAGTGAAGTATTCAAGGCAATTGACCGACGACGATAATCGGAAAAGCAAGACGCCCGGTTCATCAGAACCGGGCGTCGCTCTCAGGAAGAAAGACTGACACTCAAGACACGTGATCACTAACCGAATGAACCACGAGAGACTAACAGCCGTGATGATACCACGAAGTCAAATGGGCGACAATACCCAGGAATCATTTACCAAAATCCCCAATGCCCTGCTGGACAATGCGCACACGCTCAGCGCATCAGCGTTCATGGTGGTCTGCGCGATTGCGCGGCGCACCATCGGATGGCACAAGGAGCGCGACGTCGTGAGCGTGTCGCAGGTCGTCAACACGACCGGCCTTTCGCGCAACACCGTCATGTCGGCGCTCTCCGAGGCCGTGGCCGTTGGCTGGCTGGTGCGCAGCGGCGTGACGACGGCGAGCGGGACAGGATATTCCTACGAATTCCGCACGATCGACACCAGTGCAATTTCTGCACCGGTGCAAAATTTGGACGGGGGGATGCCCAATATTTGCACTACCCCCAGTGCAGAATTTGGGCACCCCCCAGTGCAAAAATTGGGCACACAAAAGAAACCTAAAGAAAGAAGAAAGAAAGGGAAAGAAAACTCCTCGCGCGCTGCGCGCGCGAGTGTGCCCGATCAGATCGTTGACATTCGTTCGGATTCCGAACTACTGAATCCCCCGCAGGAGGACGATCCGTTCGCGTTCATTCCCGGCGTTGACGACAAGCCGGCCGTTGCAGAGCAAAAAGAGAAACCCGCAGAGAAACGGCAGAGAAAGTCGAAGGCGGCCTTATCACCGGAGGAAGCGCAGCGTCACGCCGAACTGTTCGAGGGCATCGTCCGCGTCTGCGTCGTCGATCCGAAGCTTTGCGGCGGGCACATCGCGCGAACCGCGAAGCAGCTGCGCGAGGCCGATCCGGACGCGAACGGCGCGGCGATGGACGCCTTCCTCGAATGGTGGAAGACCAGCGACTTCCGCGGGAAGCAGGGCAAGCCTCCGACCATTGCGCAGATCGCGCCGGCGTGGAAAATGTTCCGCGAGGGATACGCCGAACGCCCTGCGCAGCATCAGCCGAAATCCAAAAAAACAATGACCGACGTTATGGCGATCCTCGCCAACATCTAGGAGAAACATATGGCAACCAAACAGACCGTACTCAAGACGCTCGCCCTGCTCTACATGAACTATCCACATGCGACCAATGCATCGGAGGAAGACATCAAGCTGCGCGCCGAACTGTGGCTCGACTTGTTCGCTGATGTGCCCGACGACGCGATGGTCGAAGCGGCAAAGCGTCACTGCAAGGAGGGGACGTTCTTCCCTGCGCCTGCTGAGCTGTTCAAGCACATCCGCGCGATGGAAGAGCTGGCCGATGGCGGCGATGACTGGACTCAGTCGTGGTCGGCCGTCAAGGGCGCGATTGGACGATACGGCGCATGGGGAACGACGGACGAGGTGCGCAAATACCTGGGGGACAAACTCCCCGCAGCGATGGCCGAAGACACGGCAACGATCATTCAGCGCCTCGGCTGGCGCGAACTGTGCGGCTTCGACCTCGACCAGGAGGGAATGTGGCGCGCACAGTTCCGCGACGTCTACAACCGCGTGCGCACGACGCGCATTGAGCGCCAGCGCATGACTCCCGACGTTGCGCGGCTCATCAGCGACATGGCGCAGAAGATGGCCGCGGATCGCCTGCGGCTCAACGCGCCGAAGAACGACGAGGAGGAGGGTTTCTAGTGTGGATCATCAGCAACGCCTTAATGAACTCGCTCTCTTCGCTGGCGCAGGCGGGGGAATCCTCGGAGGACATCTGCTCGGATGGCGCACCGTCTGCGCCGTTGAGCGAGAGCCATACGCCGCAAGCATTCTTGTTCAGCGACAGAACGACGGCCTACTCCCGCCTTTCCCGATTTGGGATGACGTTTGCACATTTGACGGCCGACCGTGGCGAGGAATTGTTGATGTCGTATCTGGAGGGTTTCCCTGTCAGGACATCAGCGCAGCAGGACGAGGAGCTGGCATCGATGGCGCACGTTCTGGACTCTGGGTGGAGATGGCACGGATCATTCGTGAAGTACGACCCAGATACGTGTTCGTGGAGAACTCCCCAATGCTCACTGCTCGAGGACTCGGACGAGTTCTCGCAGACCTGGCCGAGATGGGGTTTGATGCGCGATGGGGAGTGCTTGGAGCAGTTGACGCCGGCGCTCCGCATAGACGAGACAGAATTTGGATTGTGGCCAACTCCGACGGTGTGCGGGAACTACAACAGGAAGGGGGCATCGGCGACGAGCGGCGATGGTCTGGCGACGGCGGTGCGGATGTGGCCGACGCCGATGGCGCGCGATTGGAAGGACAGCGCGAAATCTGGCAATCGCAAGTCGCCGAACCTTGGAGCAGAGGTGCACTGGCCGACGCCGCGCACGAAAGGCATGTGCGGAGGATCGGGAGCATGGCAGCAGCTGAAGGAATCGACGACGATCGAAGAGGCGCGAATGATGGGAGCCGGCAATGGTGGGCAGCTGAACCCTACGTGGGTAGAGTGGCTCATGGGGTGGCCGCTCGAGTGGACAGACTTAAGGCCATTGGCAACGGACAAGTTCCGGCAGTGGCAGCACTCGCATGGCGCATACTCGGAGGTGAATGATGCAGACTAACGAAAACCTCCAGCGCGACAACGACGAGCGCGCGGCGCAGGAGTCCGCCGAAATCAAGCGCGTGATGCTCCAGCGCCTCCAGCGTATCCTCGAACGTGAACAGGCCGAAGGGCGCATGATCGGCAAGACCGTGCAGGATCTGCTGCGAGGGCAACATGACTAACAAGAAGATCTTGTCGGCGCGTGGGGAGTTTCACACGATGCTCGACATCGCACGGGCAAACGCGGCGTCTTACGGCTGCGTATCGTCCATCGACGGCGCAGCAGGCGCGGCAGTCATCATGTGGCGATTGGGATTGATCACCAGCGCATCGTTTGATCGTGTGCTGTCGCTGCTCAAGGCGTATCGGGCGCGAACTGAACCCCCAGAGTGGTATTGCTAGAATAGCGCAAACGGCATCCGTTCTCACGCCAACACACGCCCAGCATCGCACGCTGGGCGTGTGTCGTTTCCCGCGATACAATCGGCGGCAACGTTTAGATAACCACAATTACCACAATGGGAAAATTCATCTACACAGAAAACGACTTCGTGCGATTCCGCGCTCTGGCCGACGAGTGCGACTACGAGCTAAAGACCATCGCCCGTCGCCTCGGCATGCCGATCAAAACGGCGCAGTATCTGTCCTCCCGCCGAAACGCATTCGCCCCGCCCGGCAAGCGCCTGTGGGATCTGATGGTCGAGCGTAAACGACAGCGACAGCGCGAGACGATCATCAAGCACAACGGCGACATTCGCGCGGCGGCGGCCGAACTGCACATCTGCTCTCAGTCGCTGTATCACTACGGGCGCAGGATGGGCATGACGGCCGATGTCCGGCGCGAATACACCAAGCCTCGGCGCTGCGCGATCTGCTTCCAAAATTTCCACACCACCAGTCACAACCGCAAAGCATGTTCCGAGGAATGCCGGCGCATCATGACGAACCGGTCGAACATGCGCAAATATCGACAGCGCATGCGGAAGGCCGGGCGCGAGGTCGAGCCGGTGGATCGTGACTACCTCGAGTTCCAGGTCAAGAACGCGCTGTGGAAGACGTTCGGGCGCGTCTACCTCGCAGCGAAAATCCTCGGCAAAGGCGAATCAGCAATCTGGCGCGCGATCAAAAACTGGGGCTTGCAGGATTACTACCAGAAATGCCGCGCATCCATGTACGACCCGGAGCGCCTGCGAGAGATCCTCGAAGACGCGAACTACGACATGCGCGCGGCGGAGCGTGCGATGGGCTGGTATCGCGGGAAAATCACGCGACTGTGCAAGTTGGCCGGCGCTTCGCATCTCGTCAGCATCGCCGTCTGTAAGCACTGCGGGAAGCAGGCGAAACGGCCGGAACGCGGCGGACACACGGACTATTGCTCGAAGGAGTGCCGCCTAAAGGCACGCAAGCAGCGCATCAAACAAGCAGCGAAGGAGAATTCATGTTCCAGAAAATCACAATCGTAGGACGTCTCGGCCGCGATCCGGAGTCCTCAAAAACTCAAGCCGGCGCTGACGTGTGCTCGTTCAGCATCGCCTCGGATCGCGGATACACCGACCGCAGCGGCGCGCGCCAGAAGGAGACGACGTGGTTCCGCGTGAACGTCTACGACGGGCAGGCCGGAATTGCCGCGAAATACCTGCGCAAGGGGAAACTCGTGCTCGTCGAGGGACGCTTGCGCGTTGATCCGCAGACCGGCGGGCCGCGCGTCTATCAGAAAAAAGACGGCACGCACGGCTCGTCGTTTGAAATCGACTGCCTGCTCATGCGGATGCTGTCGCCGGCCGAAGGCGTGCAGGAGCCGGAAGACGTGCCGTTCTAATGCATCGCATCTACGCGCGAGTGGACACGATCAACGGCGGGATCGTGTTCGCGCATGCCGAGGTTGGAGGACGCGTCGTGTTCTCGGGGTACGCCGCGTCGTCGGTGAGGTTTGAGGCCGGCGTCTCAATGCCAGACGCACCGCTTCATCTGCGCTCCGTCACCTGCGAGGTCGGCAAGCGGCTCTACAAAGCGATCGACGAATGCAAGGGCGACGTGCTGGCACTGCACTCCGCAGCGCGCAAGATCATCGCGTCCTACGAGGACCTGTTCACGATCCGCATCGTCGTCCTGCTGGAGATGAAGGTGACCAATGCCGCGGAGGAGTAACGTCACCGAGCGCAACGTGCAGGACGCGATCGTCGAGCGCCTGCGCGTGCACGGATGGATGGTGCGCGAACTGTCGCAGTCGCAGGCCGTGCGCGGGGAGTTAGTCGGCGTGCCCGACATCATCGCGTGGAAGACGGGCGTGACGCTCCTGGTGGAGTGCAAACGCCCGGGGGGACGAGTGCGCCCTTCGCAGCTGGCATTCGAGCAGGAGATCAGGCCACACGAGGCAACGACGCTCCGTTACATCCGCACGTCGGATGTGGATATCTTTGCCGACTGGCTCATCGACATTGAGGACAAGGCCGGCATCACGACCGTGCGGGAGGCGCGATGATCGCCAACAAGCACCAGCGCGACGTGATGAGCCGATGGCAGCGCGACATTGAAGACTACGATCGGCGCGAACGTGAGCGCCTGCCACTCAAGGGCAACGAGCCGACATGGGACGGGTGGATGCGCTTCCATCACCTGCCGATGATGGCCATGATCGCATTCCAGAAAGCGCGCGACTTCCCGGAGGCGTATCGACTGCTAGAAGAAGAGCGCGCTCTTGCCGTGCGGAAATACAACGCGCATTGGCAGGGCGATCAATGGATGATGCGCTCATCGGAGCACGACTGCCACCTGGCGGCCTCGCTCATGCAGCAGCTTGAGCGATGCGCGGAAAACGAAACAAGCCCCGCCGAATGACGGGGCTTGCTGCTGCGCACGGCCTACGCGATCAGCGCGGCGCGGAATGAATCGGCGTCGATGAGCTGGCCGTTGCGCACACGATGCGCCGACCACGTGATGCCGTGGTGCTCGCCGCGATCTTTCCCATCGGCGAACTGCCCGACGATGTCCTCGATGAGGATGTGCGACAGCCCTTCCTCGACACCCAGCAATCGGCCGGACTCGTCGATGCCGATGACGACCGGCTGGAAGTGCGGCGACGTGCGCAGGACGAGCAGCGTTTCGATGTCGCGCACCTCCCACGTCCACAGTTCGGTCTCGGTGCCGACCGGCACGTCGATGTTGCCGGCCGTGTATTCCGCTTCCTCGTGAAGGGCAAGGATGTGCTCCCACCAGAAATGGGGCGGGAGCGTGTCTGCGAATCGGCCGTTCACGACGATCCTGCTCATCGTGGATCGGTCGGACGCGCGCTCGGTGTGGATGGCGGACGCGAATGCCCAGCCGTTGCGGATTGTGTCAGTGTTGATCATGTGTCTCCTGTGGTCGGGCGTCGCACTCGCCCGGCCATATATTTTCTAAGCCGAGAAACGGCGTTTCTTTTCAGAAAGGGTTTTTGTGATCTCGCTGCACACGTTACTGATGCGCTTGCCGGATGCGCTGGTCATGCGCCCTTCCCATTCTGCGTGCCACCTGCCATGCAGTGCGTGGCGCATCGTCTGCACGGCTGATTCAATATCAGCCATGCAGTTCGCAGCACGCGCGGCCAAGAGCGCAGTCATTGTCCATCTGCATACTGCGTGCCGCAGCCACGCAGCGGCGCTGATCTGATGGTAATCCGCGTTCCACGTCCATTCCACCGTGCTTGCTATCAAGCTGCCGTTTTCGCGGCCTGCCAGGATTGCGTTCTCGATCTGCTTCCACGCGGCGTCTTCGGAGCCGTCGGATGCGCACAGGCAATCCATCGGGCCGGTATCCCATCTCTTCGCTGCAACATCCCAAGCGCGGAAGATCAAGAAGTCGTGCGTTGGAGAAATGAGTGTCACTCCGATTGTCTTGTAGTTCGTGATCATTGTGTGTTCTCCTGAATAGCTGAGCGTCGCACTCGCTCAGCCTGTATTTTTAATAAACCAAGCGATCAGCCTGAGTGATTGTCCACGGGCAGGGAGCCGTCCCCATCGCATCATCTGCAGCGTTGCGCAGCCGCCGCGCATCTTCTAGCTCGATGTCCAAGTTCTCGCGGTGAGCCTTGAGAAGTTTTTGAATCATGACGTAGCGGTCACGGGCGATCTTCGTGCTGCGCGTGGTGCTCAAGTTGTTGATAAGGCGTTCAAACGTTTCGATGAGGCGGATCTGCTGTTCTTGCTGCGAGTAAGTCTTGTCCATGTTTTGATTCTCCTGATCAATCACTGCGCTTTGTTACTCAGTGATGGGCAGAGTATAGCACACATGCTACGCCGTGTAAAGTGGGCTACAGCATCAATCTGCATCAGTGCCCGAACTACGGGCAGACGCTGCGTCGCACTCGCAACGTTTTGGACTAAGCTGCGCGCCAGCTATAGGTGCGCTCGCCGGCCTCGACCTCGCCGGCCGTCTCGCCTGCGCGGATAGCCGTTCGAATGGCTGCGTAGATTTCGTCGTCGGTGTCGGCGTCGCTGCTGAGCTGCGCTCCGTCTTGCCAGCCCTGCGTGCTGCTGTAGGCCGCGTCCGTCGCCCACACGCCGTCCTCGGCGATGCTGATGCGGGTGATGGTGCCGTAATTGACGCCGGCGTCGATGTCGGCCTGCTCAGCGCCGAACATGTTGATCATCATCGCCACCAGCGCGTCCTCGTTCATCGTGTCGAACTGTTCGCGGCTGATGATGCCGTCGGCGTCGGCGTATTCCGTCCACAGGGCGTAGCTGTTGGCGATCTGGCTGTAGGTGTAGGTCGTGTTCATGTCTGTTAGGTCTCCTGTGAATGCGGCTGAGCGTCGCACTCGCCCAGCCTGTTGTTGTCTAGTAGTTCGTCAAGCGAAGGCGCGCTTCCATGCGTTCGCGGCTGGTTGCGCGCCTCGGCGCACCGATCAGCGTGCCATCCGTAGCAACTCCGTAGGTCACTCCGAGATGCCCCTTCTCGCGCTTGATCTCTGCGATCTCGACCGCGCGCCAGTTCCAGACGTTCGCGCCGGCGATGCTCTTGCCACTCTTCTGCCCGGCCGCGACTGCTTCGGCGATGTCCTGCCAATTAGCGAATCCGACGAAGCAACCGTCGATCATCAGCGCGGTCATGGTGTCGCGGGTGTCGTTGGCGTTCGTCAGGATGATTCCGGTGTTCATGTCTGTTAGGTCTCCTTTATTCGCTGCACTTGATGGGCAGAGTATAGCACACATGCTACGCCATGTAAAGTGTTTTGCCGACGAGTTTTATGTTGCTTTTGCACACTTCCGCGATTCTCGCTAAGCCCGACATAATTCGCCCATGCCATACGACAGAATGGGGAAGCGCGGCCTCGTCGCCCCGCGCAAGGCAAGGAGAATTACGCGGTGGAGGATCGCAGCATGACAAACTGCTCGAAGGCCTCGGCTGTCCACGGCAGCAGCGGCGTGAAGAACTCGCGGTAGATCGCTTCGGCGTAGACGCGAATCTCGTGCTGCGCTTCCTCCGCCATGCGCAGCCGGAGGAAATGCATCAGGTTGTGCGCGTCGGCCTTCACGACCCACGTGTAGTAGACCGAGAAGCCCGGCAGGAAGGCGCGCGCCAGCTCACGCGCGACGCCCTTGCCGATCGCGTCCTCATACAGCGCATACCCGCGTGCGTAGTGCTCCAGGAGGGACGTAGTGAGCGCCTGCCCGTCGTCGGCTGACACCTCCCCCAGGCTGGCCTGCTTGTTCGATGGCGACTGCCTGCGCCAGACATCCGGCACGTAGAAGTCGTTCTCCTCGAACTCGGTATACCGACCACTCTGCGCGTTCATGTTGAACATGCGATGACGCACCCACTGCCACCACGTCACGAGCGGCGCACGCACGCGGAACTTGAATTCGACCTGCTCAAACGGGCTGGTGTGCCGATGGCGCAGCAGGTAGAAGAGAAGCTTCTTGTCCTTCTCCTCGCCCTTGCTCTCGCCCATGAACGACACACGCGCGGCGTTGACGATCGCCAAATCACCGCTGACGCCCGACGCCGGATGCGGCATGAAGTCGAGCAGCTCAATGTATCCCTTGTCCAAGACGTTGATTCGCTTGCCGATGATGTCTGTATGGTGCATGCGCGCGCATTGTACGGCGGCAATCATCCGAGGATATACTACGCGTAGCTGTCGCTCCTGCGGGATCGTCAGCTTCTATCAGCCCGGACTCGGGGTACGTATCCTGTCAAGGGCACCCGGCGTCGGCAACGGCGCCGGGATTCTGGGGGAGGGAATATGTCGGTGATTGAATTATTTGCTTGGCTTGCAGGTGCTGGCGTGTCGGCCGTGTCCGCGTTCGTGCTGGAGCGATTGAGCGGATTCCAGCGGTTGACTCCGAACGGGAAACAGCTCGTGGCAATGTCAATCGCCGTTGCCGTCGGCGCGCTGTCGATCGCCGCGCGAGACTATCTCATCGCTCAGCCCGACGTCACGGCGCGCATTGAGCCGTACGCTCAAATGCTCATTGCTGCGGCGTCGATCCTCGTGCAGCAGGTCGCGCACGGAATCAACAAGGGAGCCGATAGCAATGGGTGAAACGCAGATGCTGACGTTGCTCACGAACGGCGGCATGCCTGCGATGTTCGCGGCGCTGCTCATCTGGACGCTGAAGACGTCAGCGGAAAGAGAAGAGCGGCTGATGCGCAGAGAGGAAAAAGTGCTGGCGAAGCTGGACGAAATGTCGCAGACGATCCTGCGAATCTCAACCCAGCTAGACAGCCTCGCGCGCGAGATAGATCGCATGCGCGGGGAGGATTGATCCGCCCACGATGGGGCGGTAGGTCCTAGCCGCTTTCGCGGCGCATGCCATACGGTCAGTTTTCGAACCGAATGAATGATATCCCATACGTCAACCAGCTGGACAACGCGCCGCGCGGAAACGACTGTGGACCGGCATGCGTGGCGATGCTCACCGGCAGCGTTGATCCGGCACTGGCAACGGCCGCGACCGTGACCGACTTGTCGAAGCGCTTCGACGTGGCACAAGACGGCACCACGGCGCGCGACCTCGTGCGCATGGGCGAATATCTCGGCATCGACCTTGTCGCAGACACGTCGGCGCCGTTCCCGTGCATCAGCCTTGTTGATTACAAGATGCTGCCGCGCAAATACCAGGTGAACGGCGATTTCGGCCACTGGATCGTTCGCCTCTCCGACACCGTCTACCACGACCCGCTCTATCGCGGCGATCGCGGGGCAAACATCGTTACGACGAAGGCCGTGCTCAACGCAGCGGAACAAGCCGCACGCCGATGGTCGTCCACCATCCCGAATCGCGTTCGACTCAAAACGACTATGACTCAAACCTCCGGAAAGGCTCTCATCACCGCGACCGAACGATTCCGCGTCCGATCCGCGCCGAGCACGTCGTCGGGCACGCTGACCGGTTACTGGCTCCAGCCCGGCCAGCTGTTCGATGTGCTGGGCACAACGACGGCCGAACGCTACACGTGGGGCAAGGTCAGCGTCACAGCCGGCTCCGTCGTCGTCGGTGATGGCTGGGTGCGCGGCGATGGATGGCGATTCGTGAACACGCCGACGCCTCCGCAGCCGCAGCCTCCGACGCCCGTGCAGGACTGGCAGCACGCGAAATACCTGCTTGGTGTCTCGTGTCTGAACGACGGCGACGCGGGCATGGACGCTCTCGCGCGCGGATGCCGCAGCGTGCTGTTCATGGATAACCTCATGGGCGCAGCAGCGGCCGCTCGCCAGTATCCGGACGCGATCATCGCCGCGCGCTTCTGGTTCCAGAACGCGCCCGATCCGGCGTGGCTTGCCGATCACGCGGGAGCCGGCCTCGCCAACATCCCGTCCAACATGTGGACGACATGCGCGAACGAGTGCGACTGGATTTGCTACGGCACGCCCGACGAACTTCGCCGCCGATTCGAATACGAGCGCGCGTTCTGCAACGCGATGTGGGCGAAGAACCCGTCGCGCAAGCTTGTCATCGGCGAGTTCAGCCACGGCACGCCCGACATCACTAACCCGGCAATCGTGCAGACCTTCAAGGAGACCTACTACGCCTTCGCACAGCAGAACGCCGGCCGCGTCCGCATCGGATGGCACCTCTACACGAAGGGGAAGCGATTCGCCGATGCTCCTCCCGCGCAGGCGGAGATCGACGCGCCTGAATGGTACGAAGGCCGCGATGCATCGTTCTGGACGCAGTGCGGTGCGAGCAAGAGCGTTGTGCACTTCTGCGGAGAAACCGGCGTAGAGGCTGGCTCTGGCGGCTTTGCTTGGGCGGGATACTCGGATGAGCAGTTCGCGCGATGGTGCAGCTGGTGGCTCGACTACCGGCGCAGCAGGCCGGTCGTGCTCAACGGCGCGTGCATCTTTCAGTTTGGCTACCATCCCAATTGGCAGGGATACGACGTGCGCCGATTCGCAGGAGTGCTTGAAGATTTTTGGAAGGGGAGGCGGTCATGAATAAAAAAGAAAACTGGAGAAACCGTATCGTTGGCCATGGGGAGCAAGCCGCAATTTCGTTCGCAGCAAACCCGCTGAATTGGCGAATCCATCCGAAAGCTCAGCGCGATGCATTGACCGGGATTCTTGAAGACGTTGGCTGGGTTCAGTCTGTAATTGTCAACAAGACGACAGGGTTCGTGATTGACGGGCATGCGCGCATTGAGGAAGCGCTCAAACTTGGCGACGATACGCTTGTTCCATTCGTCGAAGTCGAATTGAGTGAGGAAGAAGAGCAGAAAATACTACTCACGCTCGATCCTGTTGCTGCGATGGCCGCAGCTGACAAAACGAATCTTGATTCGTTGATGCAAAGCGTCAGCACTGATAGCGAAGCGTTGCAGAAAATGATCTCCGATCTTGCCGATGAACACGGCTTGCATGCCGAAAACGAGAGCCCTTACACGCACAAAGTTGAAGCCCCTATTTACGAACCGAAAGGGCCAAAGCCCCCGCTGAGCGCGCTTTCAGACGTGGATCGCTATAACCAGATTTTGATGCGCATCGCCGAATCGGATGTCGATGATGAAATAAAGAGATTCCTTATCGCAGCTGCGTCGCGCCATATCGTTTTCAACTATGCAGCGATAGCCGAATACTACGCCCATGCCGACTCCGCAGTGCAACGGCTTTTCGAAGACAGTGCGTTGGTCATCATCGATTTCGACGCTGCTATAGAAAAGGGCTATGTTCTGCTGAGCAAGAAGATGATGGAAATTACCGGGGAGATGCGCGATGGCTGATTATGCGGTTTTTGTTCTCACATATGGCAGGCCTGACAATGTAAAAACATACAACATGCTGCGCGAAAGTGGATACACAGGGAAAATATTCCTTGTATGCAGCAGCGATGACAAACGGCTCTCGGAATATCAAGCAAAATATGAAGACGTGATTGTTTTTAATAAACGCGAGATCGAACTTGAGATTGATACAGCGGACAATTTTAAAAATTACGCATCAGTGTTGTATGCGCGCAACGCATGTTTTCGGATTGCCGAGCAGCTTGGTTATGAGTATTTCATAGAACTAGATGACGACTACGGGAGTATTGTCTATACAGTTGATCACAATTATCACTGGACTAGTTCCAGCATGAAAGCTGACCGCGTAAAAAAGCTTGATGAAATCTTTGACTTGACGTTTGAATATTTCAAATCTGGCCCATTTGCAACTCTTGCATACAGTCAAAGTGGCGACTGGCTTGGCGGGGGGGACAAGCCGCATACCATGTTCGACAAACTTGGAGCTCGCCGCAAGGCTATGCAGATCTTTTTCTGCTCAGTAAAAAGGCCATTTGATTTCATCGGGACACTAAACGACGATGTAAATGCATACGTGAAACACGGCAGAACGGGCAAGCTGTTTATGACTTATCCGTACCTTTGTGTGCAGCAGATGCAAACACAGTCGAACGCCGGAGGGCTAACTGAAATCTACAAAGCGATGGGGACTTACGCCAAATCGTTCTATACAGTGATGCTCAGCCCGTCATCTGTGCGCGTGTTCGCGATGCAAACCTCAAATACAAGACTACATCACATTATCAAATGGGATCGCACTGTTCCCATGATTATTAGGGAATCGCACAGAAAGGTTGACAAAGTTGGCGCATAAAAAATGGCTAAGCTCAAAAAAAAAGAGGTCGAATCCGCATTGCGCTCATCTTCCGGGAATGTCACGGTTGCTGCGAACGGGCTTGGTGTTTCTAGAAACGGGCTCTACAAATTCATAGCAAAATCAGGGCTGCTTGATATTCTCGATGAGGCTAGGCAGTCCACAGTGGATATAGCTGAATCCGCCTTGAAACGCGCAGTCATTAACGGCGAGGCGTGGGCCGTTTGCTTTACCTTGAAAACTCTTGGCAAGCAGCGCGGGTATGTAGAGCGTGTGCAGCAGGAAATTAGTGGCAGAGATGGCGAAGCGATCGAAGTCAAGCAAACAGTCTTTAACCACCAAGCCGCAGTTGCCTCCCTTGCGGCCCGATCAGCTGGACATTATCGGGAACCCGGCGAAGTTCAAAATCGTGGCGATGGGGAGACGCTGGGGTAAGTCATTCATGGCAACGTCCTACGCTCTCTCCTGTGCAGACCTCGGCGCTACTGTCGCGTGGATCGCGCCGACGTACCGCAACAGCCGCCCACTGTGGCGCGCTGCGGAGAAGGCCGTAGTGCCAGTGGCTCACAAGCTCACAGTGCGCAGGAGTGAGCGCGAAATCGTATTCCCGTCTGGCGGATCGCTGTTCGTGTATTCAGCCGACAACTCGGACGCGATGCGTGGCATGTCGTTCGACCTCGTCATCATCGACGAGGCGTCACGCGTCTCCGAGGAATCGTGGACGGACGTGATTCAGCCGACGCTTGCGGATCGCGGCGGACGCGCAATGCTCATCAGCACTCCGGTAGGGCGGAATTGGTTTTACCGCGAGTGGCTCAAAGGCCGTCAGCACTCGGAGCGCATCGCGTCCTTCCAAGCGCCGTCGAGCGCGAACCCAATGCCGACGATCCGCGAGGCATTTGAGCGCGCACGGGAAACGGTGAGCGATCGCACGTTTCGGCAGGAATGGCTTGCCGAATTCGTGGACGACGGCGGAGGCGTGTTCAGGAGCGTCACTGACGCAGTGCGCGCGCATCCAGCCAGTTCGCCGAACACAGACCATACCTACGTAGCCGGCCTCGACTGGGCGCTGTCGAACGACTACACCGTGCTCACCGTCATCGACCAGACGACGCGCGAGGTCGCGCACATCGAACGGTTCACGATGATGGACTACGGCGCGCAGCGTGCGAGGATTCACGCCGTGTGCCAGCGATACGGCGTCTACCTGGTGGTGGCGGAATCGAATGCGATGGGCAAGCCCAACAACGACGAGCTGCGGCGCATGGGCGTGCGCCTGCGCGATTTCAACACTACGAACTTGAGCAAAGCCGCGGCCATCGAATCACTCGCCGCCGCGTTCGATCACCGGGAGATCGGCATTTACGATCACCGCGAACTCATCGAAGAGCTACAGGCTTACGAGGGATCGCGTCTCGATAGCGGAGCCATGCGATACGGCGCGCCTGACGGCATGCACGACGACATGGTCATGTCGTTGGCTCTTGCATGGCAGGCATGCGGGAGCCAGTCAATGTGGGGGGCATAGATGGGAATACTCGATAGACTTTTCGGGAGGGACGAGCCGGACGCGGTGAAGGCGCTGGAGCGTCCGACGTGGTGGTCGAACGTCTGGAACACGGAAGGCGAGGACGGCAAGGACGAATACGGCAATTCCCCCAGTGGCCGTATCGGTGCCGTTGAGTCCAACGTGTGGGCGTACAACTGCGTGAAGGCGCGCATGGCGGCTGTGGCGCAGGCTCCTATGAAGCTGTATCGCGGATACGGCGACGACAAGGAAGAGATCACGGAACATCCCGTGCTCGACTTGCTCAGCAAGGTAAATCCTCTCAACCTCAACGCGCTGTCGTTTCGACGCGGCATTGAGCAGCAGCTCAGCCTGCACGGGCGATGCTTGATTCAGAAAGTGAAGGGCGCGGGCGGCGTCGTTGAGCTGTACATCTTGCCGATGAACTACGTCGAGATCGTGCCCGATGCGCGGCTGTGGATCGCTGGCTTCCGCTGGCTCCCAACGAACGACTTCATTCCGCGTGCCGACGTCATTGACATCTCGTATCCCGCGCTCGACGGCAGCGTAGAAGCAGACAGCCCGACGGCTGTTGCGCTGGACGCGATCAACAGATACAACCTCGCGGACAAGGCGCAGGCCAGCATCGACCGGCGCGGCGGACAGAAAGGCGGCATGGTCATCCATCCGCAGGGGACGATCGCCGCGGACTTCGAGCGCATTCGCATGGCGTGGGACAGGTGGCGTAAAAACCCCGACAACGCAGGCCGAGACATGCACGTGTCGAACGGCTTTGAGTATGTGGCCGATGCGTTCTCCGCCGTGGAGATGCAGCGCGAAGAACGGCTGATGCGCATCGCCAACGAGATCATGGCTCCGTATGGCGTCCCTCCGGCGATCGCTGGCGACTACAAGGATGCCAGCAAGCTTGCGAACGCGGACGCACAGCGAAAGAATTTCTGGGAGTCGTTCGCCGTCGATGAGCTGAAGCTGATCGAGGAAGAGTTGACGTTCGCACTGCTTCACGCCGAATATCCCGGCTCGGAGGACCTGTATTTCGAACACGACCTTAGCGACATCGCCGCGCTTCGTGAGGACGCCGACAGCCGCGTGAATCGCGCCATCGCGCTCACGGCCGCTAACCTCGCATCGGTGAACGAAGCACGAGACCTGGTGGGACTCGACATGAGCGAAGACCCGGCAGCGGATCGCATCCTCATGGAAGCATCGCAGGCCGACGTCGTGGCGGACCCCGCTCCGCTCATCGCTATCGTTGATCAGCGCAACGCCGGCACGATCACGGACGACGCGGCGTCTACGCTGCTGCGGATCGCCGCGCCGAATCTCACGGATGAGCAGGTAGCATCGCTTCTCACGCGATCGGCTGCACCCGCGCCGGAAGCCGCGCCTGTGGAGGAAGAGGCAGACGACGAGGCGGACGATGAGATGGACGCGTTCGATGCGGAGGACGATCTCATCGAGGCTGAGATTGACGCGCTGCTCTCGGAGGAATCCGCAAAGGCCGACCGCATGTTCGACGAATCGAAGATCGAGCGGCAAGGCGGGAAATTCGCGCCGAAGGGCGCTGGCGATTCCGGCGCGCCTGCCACGCCGAAGCGGAAGCGCGTGCTGTCTCCCGAGGCGAAGAAGCGCATGCAGGAGCGGCGCGTGACGAAGGCGCGAGAAGTTGAGTCTCGGATGAAGGCCGACATTCAGCGGCTGGACGAAGCGCGCGCGAATGCCGACGAGAAGCTTGGCAAGCGCATAGACAAGCTGAAGGCTCGCTTGCAGCAGCGGCTCACGGACGCCACGACGATCATTGAGAGCAACGGCACCACTGTGCCCAAGCGCAAGCGCACGAGCGCGGTTGATCGCTTGCTTGGCTCGCGCGAAGAACCTGCGTCGGCGCCGTCTCCCACGGACTCGCTGCCGACCGTGAAGGCCGTTGACGAGAGCGTAGACGATCCGTGGGCACCCCCGGCCGCAGTGCGCAAAGCGGCGGAGCGCGGTCTGGAGCTGCGCCGCGAGTTCAACCGAGGCGGGACGGAAATCGGCGTGGCGCGCGCGCGTGACCTGTCGAATGGGAAACGGATTCCGCCGCAGACGATCAATCGCAT